AACTAAAAAATCTTTAAATTTATAAGATCCTAGGTAGTGGGCGTCTAAGCGAGAGTGGATACGCCCACTTTTTAATTTATGAATGATAAGATTATTAAAGCACCGGTTACGTATGAGGATTGGATAGATCTGGGACGGGTTATCATACCCTGTGATACAAAGCAGGCTGTGGTCGAGAAATGGTCCGATCCAGATTTCAAGATTACGAAAGAAGAATGGAGAATAGAACACGCAACAAAACAGATAGGACTCAGACTCGATCAATATATAGATTTTGATATTGATAATCCTGTCGTAAAAAGATTTACAAGTGACCACATAAAATCATGTGGTGCTATATTTGGTAGAAGAAACAATCCATCAAGTCATTATCTTTGGTCTGGCACATCAGACTATAAGAAATTTGCATTACCAAAAGAATTAGAAAATTATTACAAAGACTACGGACATGGTGCAACATTGTGCGAGATAAGACATGGCGCAAACAAATACACATTAGTTCCAGAAACAAAGTATCACACAACAAACGAGGTAGTTAAGTGGGTAAAGTATGATGGTATAGACGAATATCCAGGTAATTTAAAAGTTGATCTTGGTAAGATCGCTTTAGCTGCAGCCCTTTGTATTACATACGCAGGTTCTGGACAGAGAGATGATTACTGCACTGCCATGGCAGGTGTACTATTAAAACACACAGAGTGGAGTGTAGATGACATAGATGATTTTGTTTACAAGATTGCAGTGGCAGCAAAAGATGAAGAGGCAGAGAAGAGAAAAAGAAAAGGCACAACACACAAGAAAGCAAACAGAAAATTTGGTATGCCAAAACTTGCAGAGATCATTGGGTGTTCTACAAAAACAATAGCGACTATGTTTAGTTGGATTGGTGTACAAGAAGCCACAAGTGAAGAGGCAAAACAATCTATCGGGCAGATAATAGAGTATGGTAGCGATAGATATTTTGTAAAAATAAACGCTGTGGTGCAGGGTGAGGCCGTTGAAAAGACAATCACAGTAGACGGTCCCACACTTAGAAATAAAAAATTATTTTATGACTCTGTAATTAGTAAGGCATCTGTGTGGATACCGGAGATGAAGGCTGCAGACTTTGAGGAGATAATGCGTAGAAAGTATGAGGCAAGAGAGAAGTCTACAAACTATGTGGAGGAGGCAGAAGAGGATCTAAGATTTGTAAAACATTTTAAAAATTATATCGCAGAGGAAAAAGCATATACAAATAAAAAAGAGCTAGCATACTTTGGCATGCCATATTACAACATGCAAAAAAATATATTAGAGTTTAACTTAGATAAGTTTGAGGACTATCTGCACAAACAGAAAGTAAATCTAGCACGTGTGGATCTTGTAATAAAATGTCAGAACATATTAAAAGCTAAAAAAAATCACGGTAAGTATGGCACAAAATCTTGTGTGTCATGGCGTTTAATTAATCAAAAACTAGATAGAGAAGATTTAATAATAGAGGGTGAATATCAGGAGGTGACCGATGAAACAGCCTAAGTTTATATCTGGTCCACCGGGGACAGGTAAGACCTCGATGTTTATCACACAAAAATATACAGAGTTGTTAAAAAAATATCCATACAGCAGAATAATAATACTATCACATACAAACGTTGCAGCTGATGAGATAAGAGATGAGATACTTAAACTGCCAGAGATGCAGGGTGTTACAAAAAAATCTATGAAGTATAACATCTGCACGATACATTCTTATTGCAAGAGCAGATTAGTAGGACGTAAGGAAGTATTTAGTTATGCAGACCACATGAATCTAACGACAATAGATTCTCTTTTTAAATTACAGAGAGTGACAGAGTCAGAGTTTAACGCTGATAAACATAAATTTTACAGATACCTGGCTGATGCACATGGCAAAGGCAACACATTAAAAGAACATTGGAAGACGTGTGATAAACAGGTTTATAAACCATATAATCTAAACTCTATAGAACAGATGGCTTACCCATACTTTCAATATAAGAAAGATAATCACGTGTGTGATTATGCAGATATGATACAGGATTTTATAGACAAGGCTGTGGAGCCGGACATAGATGCACTGATAGTTGACGAGGCACAGGATAGTAACGTGCCACAGAGAGAGGCTCTCGACAAGATGGCAACGAAAGCAAAAGAATATTATTTTGTTGGTGATGCAGACCAAACCATATTCGAGTTTGCAGGATCAGATGCAGATTAT